GCTTCCATTGCTTAGTCAACAGATTGCTGTGCTTCAAGAGCAGCGTTTTGAGCATTTGCTGCTGCTAATTGAGCTCTTAAAGCTGCTAGTTGTTCTGCACTTGAGAAGTCTAATTCATCTCCTCCTGCTAATTGAAGTTCAAGTTCTAAGATTTGTCTATTAGAATCTAGTAATTGTCCTCTTAAAGATGCTATTTCATCTAGTAGAGGTTGTATGGCGTCTAATTGATTGTCTACAGCATAAAGTTCTGAGCTTCTTTCTACTAAATATTGGTGGCTTTGATTTGGACCTTCTATAGCCATCTGGGCATAGAATTTTTCATATAGTCTAAATAACTCTTCAATAGTGTCAGTATCTACTATAGGTTCAGGCTGTTTAAAAATCTTAAACTGTCTGTCTATAACATCTGAGTATTCCTCAGAATTAAATACTGTCTTTGTTATCTTTACTGTCTTACCCATTTCTTACTACCTTGAAAGTTTGATCTGTATCTACAATCGAAGTAGAACCATCAATCTCAGTCTTAATTAATAATCTATAGTATCTTTCTGGCTGTAATCCGTCCATATAAATGTCAAAATAGTTAGAAGTATTATCAGCGCTAATCTTTGTATATGTAGTATCAAAATCAAATACCATTTCTTCAGTATTCTCATCTCTTAATCCCCAGTAAGAAGCTGTAGGTAGAGTATAGTTAACTGTGTATGCTGAAGATGTGGTAAACGTTCTTGTTGGATATTTAGGTCTAGAATGTATTCTAAATCTCTGTTTACCTTCGTCTGTATAATTTCCTTTGTTGTTCTTTATACTCACTACTACTTCTGGGTCTGTTATTTCAGTAAGGGAGCTTGAATGAGTGTAATCGTCCCATTTTATATCTAAACTAGGAGGATAGATAGTATTGGTATCATTACCGTAATACTTTAATCTAACTGAAGCTGAAAGGTTATTTTCAAGGTTGTTAGGTAGTTTAACTACAAAACCGTTATTAGCTATACTTCCACTATAATGTTTAAGTACAGCGTTTGAGATGTTTACATTAAGATCAAGGTCTGAGTTTTTATTAAAGGTTTGGGTACCTTCTAGTGAACCATCTGCAGAAGCTGTATACCATGTTCCACCTCCCATAACATCTGATTTAAAAGAAGCAGTTATATATGTTGCAAAGCTGCCAGTCTTCCAGTGATCTGCTGCACCAGCATTTCTATAGTTCCAGCTACATCCTGTTTTATTTGTAGGTGTATCTCCAAACTTACCTGTTCCTTCATCCCATGATTCAGCTAAAGGATAACAGTTCATATTAAACTCTATAGGAAGTTCGTTAGCGTAACTAAGATACATATGTAAATCTGTTCTAACAGTTCCTCCACCAGCTTTATTATTGATTACATCCTGTAGTTCGGCTGTATCAAACTGTATTAAGGTTCTTAAGGTATTACCACCAGCTGATGTGTGATAGCCTCCAACCTCTAGTAGTTCATCTCTACCGTTATTAGCTAATTGCTTTTCAGTATAGATGAATGAATCTTTTGAACTAAATAATTTATATATTGCCATCTTATAATGTTGTTACTCTTCCTTGTATATCTTTATTAGGAAATTTTACTTCAAATATCATAGGGTCTAAAGAAGGGTATACTATATTACTTTTAGTAGCACCTTCTATATCATAATCAAACTCAGAATAATCTCCTCCTACTTTAGTACTTAGCTTTACACTCTGTACTGTTTGAACTCCTTTTACTCTATCTAATAAGGTATAAACTCTTGATAAATTTATAGGTTGGTTGATTGTCCACTTATCTATACTAAAGTATTCTTTCATTTGATTAGTAGCGTTTAATATTACGTCTCTGGAATTATATCCAGGGAGTGTAATGATATCAAATTTAATACCTATATTAATTACAAAAGCATCTTTAATAGTAAGACCATCTGTTATCATCATAAATTGAGATAAGTAAGTCTTTAGGTTACTCTTAAGGTCGTTAGTAGTTTGTATTACATGTTTATTATTATCATAAGAAAGAACGTATAGACTAACACCTGAGGGGTTACTATAGTTACTGTTTGCAGGTTTTATTTCGTCTTCCTTACTTACAAATGCTTTTGCTATTGATCCTAATGTAGCAGGTAAGGTCATTGCTCTAAAAGCAAAATCCTGTTTTGTAACTATTCTACCTTGTTCTGCAAATGCTCTTAATGCATTTTCTCTAACTTCATCTGGTGTATCTCCGTCTTTTCCCCCTGTAGCTGCCTTTGGGTTATTAACAGCTAAGGTACTTTGATATGCTGTATTAGTAGCTGCTGATGCTACACTCTTTAACGTTATAATAGTATTGGCTTCTACGTTAGAGGCTATACCTCCTCCTTTAAGGTACCGTATAGTTAATGCAGTATTAGATGGAGCATTACCGTATGTTTCTGAGAATAAGAAGTTAGAAGGATCAAACGCGTAATCTGTTCTTCTTGTACCGGTATTGGTTCCAGAGCCTACATTTGTAGGGTTAGGTAAAAATGCTTCATCGGAAGTAGATGACATTCCTGCTCCAAACTGTACTTGAAGCTTACCGGTAGAGGTAAACCTAGTAACAAATCTATTAGGTGTTTCTACTAAAGAAAGCAGATGAGGTACTTTATTTTTGTTAGAGCCGTTGTTAACTGTCTCTACATAAACTGTGTCTTGTCCTAGGAAAGGTACTTCGTACCATACATTACCATCTCCATCTACTATATCTAGAATACCTATAATATCTTCATCATCTATATCTATAGTTAAAAACTTAGTAGAAGCTCCAATAGTTTCTACTTTACTAACTATTTCACCTGCTCTTGCAGTTACAGTCTTGGTTAAAAGGTATTCTGATGGGTTATTATTAGCGATAGAGTAGATACTAACGTTTGTAGGGTCGTAAGAACTAGAAAAGTTAAAATCTATCTTCCTGTCTAACCTAAAGTCTATATCTCCTGAAGCTACTACTGCATTATTAGCAATAGTTAAGGCTTGTTCCCAGTTAGGTAAAAAATCTGAACCGGTTGCTGCTACTCTTTGAGAGAATTCTACTTCTACAGATGACGCTGAAGTTACTCTAGGTCTATATCCCATCTGGTATGCCATAGCATATAGATTACCAGGATCTTGTGCGTACTGTAGTAGTGTTTCTTGAAGTTGGCTGTCTTGATAGAAAGAGAGTATATCCCCTACATAAGCGGCCATCTCCATAAACATCATACCAGGTGAAGTTGGAGAAAAATCGTTATACGTATCAGGATAATAATTCTTAGTAAACTCTACTAACTGGTTTCTCAGACTGGTAAAGTTCTTATCCGTATACTTTATTGTTACATTTTGAGCCATTATTCAAAATTAATAGTTAATTCATCTTCAGTTTGTGTACCTTTAATGCGGTAGTCTAATCTGAAAGATATTAGGTTATTGTCTTCTTGTCTATCTATACCCATATTCATTACTTCTAAATTAGGGAAGTAGACCCTTAAAGCCTCGTTTAATATAAGCTCTACTTGATCTGTTGTATTTCTATTTATACTTTCAAAAAGAAGGTTTCTGATACCTGAACCAAATGTTGGGTTCATATACCTTTCTCCTTGACCGGTCAGTATAAAGTTAATTAAGTTTGACTTTATAGCTTCCTTAGTTTCATAGGTTGAATTGAATACAGCTTTACCAGAAAAAGGTAGAGCTACCCCTACTGCTTTTCTAGGTTCTAAATCAATTGGTTCTATTCTTTTAGCTTCAAATGCCATTTTATGCTAAACTTGCTTTTTGTTTATCTTTTTCTTCGGAAGCTTTTAATACAGCTCCTGCTTTTTTTACAAATTCTAAATTAGAGATATCAAGACCTGGTTGTTGACCTGCTCCTCTACCCATTTGAGTAGCCATAGTGGATGCCATATTAGGCATTCCTGTTACCATGTCAGAAGTACCGGAGAATACATTCTTATATTCTTCGTTAGTCATATTGTTTTTAGTCATCTCTAACATCTGTTCAATAGAAGTTTTACCAGCTACCGGATTCGTTTTAGTCGGTGTTGGTACTTCTACATTTACTTGCTTATGCTCCACTACTGGTGCACTTGCGTGTTTTACTGCTTCGTTAAGGATATCCTGTAACTCTTCCTTAACAGCAGATCTAACCTCTTCGCGTATAATTTTACGTAATTGATTTAGTTTCATATTAATAAATAGTTAAGTTATGGAAGTTGATTGTTAATTCTAAATTTTATTTCATCTATTAGTATTCTAGTAGACGAACTGAATGATGAAGGTCCTCTCATTAATACAACTCCGCTTTCATTTTCAACCTGTGCAAATCTTCTTTTTGCAAAGTTTGGTGAATTAGGATCTTCAACAATTTTTATTGTATAGTTCTTATATGAAAATACATTATTATCTGAGTCGCTATTTTTAGCTAATGCAAGATTAGAGGGCAAATTATCTATAGAAGATAATATTCTATTTCTATCTTCTTCATTCATTTGTTCTACACAAGCGGATAGTTTAATGTCTATGCTCTGTAATTTAGCTAATAAGGGGTCTATCTTACTAAATGTAAGGTCGGCTAATGTTCTTATAGCTTGTACATCACTAGATAAATTTTCTACTATCATACATGATATTCTTAATAGATCAGCATATCTATTCTGTATCCCAATAGGTATAGAAAAGATAACACCAATTGGACCAGGTCCACCTATAGTAGTAGGAATTGGTATAGTCTGTAAGATAGTTACTACAACTCTAGCAGACTCTATTGGGGGTTCCATTTGATCTGCTACCTTTTTTACTGGTTCTATTTTCTTTTTGAGTCCTAGTATCATGTTAATAAGAGTATCTCTAATCTTTAAGATTCTTTCAATCTCTTCCACTGGAGGGCATGTCTGCCCAAGTAGCTCTTCTCTGATTTTGTTTACTTCTTCATTAACCTTGTTTATCACAAATGCTTCTGCTTTCGCAAGGAGTTTTGCAATAAAGGCGGATAATTCGGAAGGTGGGACTCTACAAGGCATTATTCAACAAATATTTTTTTAGACTTTAAAAGACTAGCTCCTTTTGGGTTCAAGTGATTTCTTTTTTGCTTTAATACATCGGCAACTGTTAATCCTTCTTTATTGACGACTGGTAATGCGTCACCTTTAATTGTTTTAGCTGTTCCAATAGCTGACGCTAGAGATATCATTTGGTCTAAAACATCTATTAAGAATTGTTCCATTCTATGTCCTAATACCATTGGCTGTTTTGCTGCACCTTCGTTTATTCTTGCTTTGCTTCCTAAATACATTTTGTCAGCATCTAAACATAAGTAATCTGTACTGTCTATGTTTATAGAAGTTCCATTTATACCTACTGATTCAGCACTTGAGATTAACACGTCGCTTAGTTTAGAGTTTATAGTTATTCGATTACTATTAAAAAGTAACTGAGCTCCTCTATAGCTAGATGGTAAATCTGGTATAGAATCATACGAATCTCTTTTATCGTTAGATAGGGTTAATGGAATAGTGTGATCAGATGTTAGGTATATTGAAGTTGGATCTTCGTCTATATTTTCAAACAACGGAGAAAAGCCTTCTTGTGTTTCTGCTTGTCCGTTACTTAAAATTATTATAGGTTTATTTCTACTACCGCCCTCAGACCAGGGACCTTGACCTCCTCCAGATAACCTTATAGACTGTCCTAGTCTACCTTCTATAGTAGTGTCACCAGGTAGAAGTTGTAACGGGGCGAGTGTTCCTTCTTCGTCTATACCTTCTCCAAGATCAACATCTGGGCTGTCAGTCTTAACGGGGTAAGCACCGTGATGTGGGTTATTCCATATAGAGACAACTGTAGAGTAGTACATTCTACCTGTTGGTGCTCCATCATCTATGTTTTGATCGGGGCCTTTAGTAAGTATGACTACTTCATTTTTTAAAGGAACAGTTCTTATGTTTATATCTAAAGGGTAAGCTACCCCATCAGAAGTTTCAGTGCCTGTTTCAGAGGTGTCGTTATTAACAGTTAGTAGTCTATACTTTATAGCGCCCATAGCAGATGGACCTCCGTAGTTAAGGAACTCCGGGTGATTACCGTCTAGTATAACATCTATAACTCTAGCAGGTACTGAACTCTGTCTATCTGTTATAGGTGTGTTTTTAACGCCTGCTGGTAAGCTTGATCTAAAGTTATAATCTTGAAACATATTACTCTTCGTCTTCTATTTCGTCGGATTTATTACTAATCTCTTCTTTTACCTCTTCTGATTCTTCTAATAAATCAGCAAGTTCTGAAAGGTCAAACATTTCACCGTCTCCACCTTTAGCTGATATGGCTTCTAACCTCTGTATTACTTGAGCTAGTTTAATAAGGTGTTCATCATTTTTAACACCGATTTCCATATATTCTTTAATCATAGGTACTATCAAAGTAGCATCACCAATGTTTTCAATAAGAGGTTTTAGTTCACCGATTAAAGCTTTTACTTGAGACTTAGTCTCTTTAGAGTTGTCGTAAATTTCCCCGAATAGATCAGATAGAGATTTTCCTTTAAATATTTCTTTACTACTATCCATAATAGGTCTTTTACTTATAAATAGATTTAAAGTGCCTTTGTGCGAATAAGACCTTGTTTATAGTATTCGTTATATATTAAATAGTACTCTTCTTTAAGTCTATTTACTACTTTAGTAAGGTGAGGAGTTTCACAATCAGTCATTTCTCTAATATAAATGTAAAGAGCTTTCTTTTTAAATATATCTAAGTCTTGTCTGGTTTTAAATATAGTAAGTATAGCGTCTGCTATCTTCCTTTCACTATCCTTAGGGAATACCTCTTCTAATTCTTGATACATTTCATCTACATAGAAA